ACCAACACCAACACCAACACCAACACCAACACCATCTACTACTACCTCACTACGTTCGGTAGGTGCCAAGCGGCCCGATGATGTGCCGGAGGATGTTTGGCGGGACTTCCTAGCCGTGAGAAAAGCCAAACGCTCACCCCTGACACCCAAAGCCTTCGAGGGGATTGAGCGAGAAGCAAAGAAGGCCGGACTCTCGATTGCGGAAGCCCTGACCATTTGCATAGAACGCGGGTGGCAGGGCTTTCAAGCCTCATGGGACTGGAAGCGCACGGCGTCGCGCAGCCCGGCCCCTGAGAACTTCGCAGCCAAGGACTACGGGAAAGGGGGCGACCTATGAACCGCATCGACGAACTACTGCAAAACATGCCGACCCGAATCGACAAGTGCGACCGGCACGGCGAGTTCGAGGCCCGCAACTACCTCGGGCGCGTATGGTCGAAATGCCCGGCATGCGCGAAAGAGGATGATGAGCGCCGCAAGGCCGAAGAAGAAGCCGCTACACGCAAAGCGCGGCGAATCGCATGGGAAGCGAAAATCGGCGCTGCCGGTATCCCTGAGCGATTCCAAACCCGGACGCTCGACACCTTCGAAGCCGACACCCCCGGGCAGCAACACGCCCTCGATGTCGCCAAGACCTACGCGGCCAGCTTCACCGACGCGCTCAAGACCGGCCGTTGCCTGCTGTTCGTCGGCAGGCCCGGAACCGGCAAGACTCACCTCGCTGTCGGCATCGGGTTGCGAATCATGGGCGCTGAGAACCGCACCGTGCTGTTTACGACCGTAATGCGGGCCGTCCGCCGGGTGAAGGACTCATGGGCCAAGGACTCCCGGGAGACTGAAACCCAAGCCATCGCCGCCCTGACCTACCCCGACCTGCTGATTCTCGACGAAGTAGGGGTGCAGTTCGGCAGCGACTTCGAGCGCAACATGATGTTCGACGTCCTGAATGAACGGTATGAGAAGCGCCGCCCAACCATCCTGCTGTCGAATCTCAGCAAGGACGAACTGGTGGGCTTTCTCGGGGAACGGGTGTTCGACCGCATGCGCGAAGACGGCGGCAAGTTTGTCGCCTTTGATTGGGACTCTCACCGGAGCAAACGATGAGCCGCGAAAAGATTTTCCTCCGCGTGGTGAAGGGGGCGCTGGTGCCAGCCGACGACTACGCAATGAACAAGATTCGCAGCCGGGGGTTCCGCGTCGGGGACGTCTTGCAAGCCGACCTGACCAAACTCCGAAACCCGGCCTTCAATCGGCTGGTGCATCGCATCGGCGGACTGGTATCAGCCAACGTCGAAGCATTCTCAGGAATGGACGGCCATGAGGCCCTGAAACGAATCCAGCTTGAGGGCAACATCGCCTGCACTCAGCAAGTGGTTGACATGCCGGGCATTGGCCGGTGCATGGTCACAATCCCGAAAAGCTTGTCGTTCGACAACATGGATGAGGGAGAATTTCACGAAACGGCGCGGGCAATGTGTCGCTTCATCGCGGAGAAGTATTGGCCGTCGCTTACCGCCGAACAAATCGAACAGATGGCCGAAACCTTTGTAGGGGAATGACATGAGCAACGTAAACACCATCACGATAAGCGCAGAGGGCGCAAGCGCCGCCAAATTGGAGCGACCGCTACCCGACTATCGACTCGTTCGTAAAAACGGCACCTTGACCCTACAACGGGCCTACGGTTGGGTATGTGGAACTGATGGCGGCGTCGATTGGCGCGATGAGCCGACGATTGACCTCGACCAACCACCAACAGAACTATGACGGGGTGCGACAAATGCGAACGGACGAAGACTGCTCTGCTTTCGGATGGGCGGACGGTATGCACTTGGTGTCGGGATTGGATGGTGGAATGCGAGGCCCGGCATTTGCTGGCAATGCCGCTTGCCAAGCGCCGGGAGGGACTGGCCGCCCGGGAACAGAAGCGGGGGTCGGTCGAAGAACTCAAGAGGGTCATGGCCCGGATTCACTCGCAGAAGCGAACCGAATCCTCGGGGCAGCCCTCGACGGCCAGCCCGTCACCGAAGCCGAAATCCTTTGGGCGCTGAGAGAAACGGGGGACTTATGAACATCGCTGAGGCGCTGATTTTTGTGGGCGGAATGTTCGTCGGGGCCGGGGCCGTCATCGGGTTGGCCGGACTGGCCTTCGCAATATGGATTTGGAGAAGTGAATGAAAGGCACCACACCGACAAAGGCCGAAAAGGCCCTTTGGTCACGCATGGCCGCTTACGGTTGCGTGGCCTGTCGCAAAGACGGGTGGCGTAACCTCGAAGTGTCGATTCACCATATCGACGGGCGGACAAAGCCCGGGGCGCATCAAAAGGTGTTGCCATTGTGCGCGGGACATCACCAAGATGGCACGGGGTTGCCCGGCCTGATTGCGGTGCATCCTTGGAAAGCCAGGTTCGAAGCCCGGTATGGAACGCAGGCCGAATTGCTGGCCGAAGTCATGGAGGCCATTGCATGATGACGCTGGTAATGCCGTGGCCTTCGACCGACCTCAGCCCGAACGCCCGGGTGCATTGGGCCGTCCTTGCCCGGGCCAAAAAGGCATACCGGGAGGCTTGCGGCTGGCAGGCCAAAGCCCAAGGGGCGCGACGACTGGCCGCCGAACGGCTGGAAGTGACATTCACGTTCTACCCGCCGACGAAGCGCCGAATCGACCTCGACAACTGCATCGCCCGGATGAAGGCCGGGATTGACGGCATCGCGGACGTCGTGGGCGTCGATGATTCGAAGTGGCGGATGTCGTTTGAGATTGCCCCGCACGTCGGGGGAATGGTCAAGGTCACAATTCAGGAAATAAATCCAACTCCCTGTTGAAAAAGTGTCCCATTCGGGGTAACATTGGGACATGGATTACTTTGAAGAACTGACCGACGCGGACATCGCGGCCTTCATCGAGGCGAACGAATGGAAGTTCGCAAAGACGATGGCCCGCATCCCTCATGAGTATTGCCTCAAGGAACGCTGCACCGACCCGGATATGTTCGAACGGTTTGTCATGCACATCCGTCGGCATGGTTACGAAGGGCGTTTTTTCAAGCGAATCTACATCTATTTCGATGTTGGCCCTCACCAATATTGGACGATGGGCGACCCGTTGCACAAAGAAATTCTCATCAATAGGGCGATTCGGAAATGATTGCTGGCATCATCGGCGTCCCGTCGCGGGCGGACATCATTGAAGACTTGGCGGCAACCATCCGCCCGTCGGTGGACAAGCTTGAGGTGTTCATGGATTACGAACGCCGGGGGACGTGGTGGAACCAGTCAAGGGCGCTTCGCCAACTGACCGCTGAGGCAACCCCGGGGCAGCCAGTTCTTTTGATGACCGACGACGCTATTACGGTGCCGGACTGGCGCGAACGGTGGGAGCGCATACACGCTAAGGCGCAAAACGACATTTACACCCTATTCACTCGGCAGAGGTTTCTATTCAAAGAAGTAAACCTGTTCCGGGGGTATGTGACTAAATGCCAACCCCGTGGCTTTTATGACCAAGCCATGATATTCATCGACAAGCCAATCAACGACCGCATGGCCTCGACGGTGCGACACAACCGCGCCCGGGGCAAGCACTCCATTACCGGCATGGCAAGCATGGTCTTCTCGATGCTGGAAAACGGGTGGCAGGATGAGGCCATTTGCAATGAACTCGGCCTTGAGCCGGACGAACTGTTACGCCTCAAGCACGTCACGGGCTTCTCAAAGCTGTTCGAGAACGTCGAGTATCGCAAGTCGTGGGAAACCAAGAACCAAATCCAACTCCGCAAAGCCTATGAAAAGGAACACCATGAAAGTTCAGAACCTACCGCTTGACGACATCAAGCCCTACTGGCGCAATCCTCGCAAGAATGAGGGGGCCATCGCTGCCGTCAAGCAGTCGATTCAGGATTACGGCTTCAATCAGCCCCTCATCCTTGACGCCAAAAAGGTCATCATCGCGGGCCATACCCGATACAAGGCCCTCATGGAGTTGGGCTACAAGGACGCCCCTTGCGTCATTCTCGACCTACCCCCGGCCAAGGCCAAGGAATACCGCATCGCGGACAATAAGACATCCGAACTGTCCGAATGGGACATGGACGCTCTGATTCCCGAACTCCGGGAGATTGAGGGCGTCGCCTCGATGCAAGTCTTTTTCCCTGACCTCGACCTCGACGGGCTGTTGAAGGAAACCGCGACCGTGGCAGCCGTCACGACCGCCCAAATCGAGAAGCAGGCCGAAAAGATGGATAACCGCTTCGAGGAACACTCGAACGCCGTCCAAGGCCAATACGTCGAAATCCTATGCCCCCATTGCGGGGAAGCCTTTTTCCTAGACCGGGCGGAACTCAACCGCCAACCGGCTCAGGATAAGCCCGACTGATAGAGGGGAAACGCCATGACCTCAAGCCGCAAATACAACGACATCCGGGCGGAGTTCATCGCCGGGAAGATGACGCTACGCGACTTGGCCGAAAAACACGGGGTAGCCTATGACGCCCTCCGCAAAGCCGCCGCAAGGGGCGAATGGATGGATGAGAGACACAAGGTGTCCCAAAAGGTCACTTCGGACGCCGTAACGGCCAGCATCCAAACCCGGGTGTCCGAACTCAGCCAGTTCAACGCCGACGACCTCCGAATGGCAAAGGCGCTCCGGGGCATGGCGGCCCAACTCATTAATCAGTCGCAGCTACCCGGCGGCAAGAAGCTGACCATCGGGGAACTTGGGCAGATTGCCCGGCTGGCCTCCGACGCTCAGAAGATAGGCCGCTTGGCCCTCGGGGCCTCGACTGACAATCACGAACTGACCGGGGCAGGGCAAGGCCCGATTCAGGTGTCCGACGTCCCATTGGACGAATACAAGGCCGCGCTCAAGAAAGCCCTTGAGGAATACTGATGGCCGACCCTCGGGACATCGCCTTGACATTGGCCGCCCGGGACATGGCCCGCGACGACCTGTATTTCTTTTCCCGGTATATGTTCAAACTCCGCCGGGGGTATGCGTGGATTCGGGCCGACCATCACGCCGCCATTTGTGACGCCCTCATGAGGGTATTCCGGGGGGAATGCAAGCGCCTCATCATCAACGTGCCGCCCCGGTATTCCAAGACCGAACTGGCCGTCGTGAACTTCGCCGCATGGGCTATGGGCAAGGCCCCGGACTCAGAATTCATCCATACCTCATATTCCGGGACGCTGGCCGCCAACAACTCGTTTCAGGCCCGGGAACTGGTGCAGTATGACGAATACCGTCACATCTTCCCGGAGGTTGAGATTCGCGGGGACTCGAACGCCAAGAACGAATGGCGGACGACTGAGGGGGGCGTGTTCTACGCGACCGGCGCAATGGGAACCATCACGGGCTACGGCGCGGGCAAGCACCGGCCATCCTTCGGCGGGGCCATCATCATCGACGACCCACACAAGGCGGATGAGGTCAAGAGCAACGTCAAGCGCCGGAACGTCATCGAGTGGTTCAGCACGACGCTGGAAAGCCGGAAGAACTCGAAAGACACGCCAATCATCCTCATCATGCAGCGCCTTCACCAAGAGGATTTGGCCGGGTGGCTATTGAACGGTGGCAACGGGGAGAAGTGGGAACACATCATGCTGCCCGCCCTCCGGGACGACGGGACGGCCCTTTGGCCTGAGAAGCACGACGTCGAAACCCTCAAGCGCATGGAGGCTTCAAACCGATTCGTGTTCGCCGGGCAGTATCAGCAACGGCCAACGGTGCAGGGCGGCAACATCATGCGCGGGGACTGGTTCCAACTGTATGACGTCGCGCCCCGCATCAAATACCGGGCCATCTACGCCGACACGGCTCAGAAGACCGCCGAACACAACGACTACTCGGTGTTTGAGGAATGGGGCCTCGGGGAAGACGGGAAAATCTACCTGCTCGACCTCATCCGGGGGAAATGGGAAATCCCGGAATTGGAGCGACGCGCCCCGGCATTTTGGAATAAGGCCAAGGGCCGGGACATGGCCGCTATGGGCCAGCTTCGCCAAATGAAGATTGAAGATAACGCCTCGGGGACGGGGCTGATTCAGCGCATGAAACTCGACCATCGAATCCCGGTGGCCGGTATCAAACGCACCAAGGACAAATACACCCGACTGACCGATGTTGTCGGGTATATTGAATCGGGATATGTCTGCTTACCACGAAACGCTCCCTTTTTGAGCGATTTCGTTGGAGAATGTGAGGCATTCACGGCGGACGACTCGCACCCGCACGATGACCAAATCGACCCGATGATTGACGCGATTAACGACATGCTTGCCGTTGGCAACACGGCGCAACTGTGGGAAAGGATGATATGAGCAAGAGAAACCAAAGGGGACATTTCAGGGCGGCACCCCCCGTCCAAGCGCCGACGCTCGACCGGGCAACACCGACGACCGACGGCTTCCTGAATCTGGCCGCCCGAATGGGCCTCCGGGCCGATACGGTCAATGCGGACGCGACTTACATCTTCGACCTGCTGACCAAAAACCGGGTGAAGCTGGAAGCCATGTATCGCGGTTCGTGGATTGTGGGCGCGGCTATCGACTCGGTGGCCGAAGACATGACCCGGGCCGGGGTGCAGATTAAGGGCAGCGACGACCCCGACCGCATCGAGAAGATGCAATCGGCCATGAGCCGAACCGGCGTTTGGGGCGCTCTACTCGACACCATCAAATGGGCGCGGCTTTACGGCGGGGCGCTGGCCCTCATCGTGATTGACGGCCAAGACCCGGCAAGCCCCCTCGACCCGGAAACAATCACCGTCGGGCAGTTTAAGGGCCTCAAGGTGTATGACCGCTGGCAGCTACAACCCGACTTGAACAACCTCGTTTCGGGCGGCATCGACGACGGCTTGCCCATGTATTACGACGTGGTTTCCGACATCACGACCGGCCAAGTCGGCAAGGTGCGGATCCACTACACCCGCGCCGTCCGCCTGATTGGCATTCAACTCCCTGCCTATCAGGCCATCGTTGAACAGCTATGGGGCGAATCGGTCATTGAGCGCCTGTATGACCGCCTCGTTGCGTTCGACTCCGCGACGTCCGGGGCCATGAACCTGATTCAGAAAGCGCACCTCCGCACCGTCCGAATCGACAAACTCCGCGAAGTGCTGGCAGCCGGTGGGCAGGCGGAGGAAAACCTGTTGCAGATGTTCCACCACATGCGGCACCTTCAAACGAACGAGGGCATTACCCTACTCGACAAAGAGGATGAGTTCGCAACTCACCAATACGGCTTCGGCGGTATCAGCGACATGATTCTGCAATTCGGCCAACAGATTTCCGGGGCGCTTGGCATCCCGCTGGTTCGCCTGTTCGGCCAAAGCCCGGCGGGCCTGAATAGCTCGGGCGAAAGCGACCTCCGCACCTACTACGACAACATCGCAGCGCAGCAAGAATCCCGCCTCCGGGAGAGCCTTGAGCGCATCTTGCGCGTGTTGCATCGCAGCCTGTTCGGAGAGGCCCCGCCCCCGAACTTCGACTTTGACTTCACGCCGCTGTGGCAGACCTCGACCAAGGAAAAGGCGGACATCGCCGCCTCGGTGACGAACACCGTGGTTCAAGCCTTCGAGGCCGGAATCATCGACCAACCGACCGCTATGAAGGAACTCAGGGCGACCGCCGAATCGACGGCCATCTTCACCAACATCGAGGAAGCCGACATCGAGGCCGCCAAGATGGAACCGCCCCCTCCGCCCGTCGAGACTGAGGAACCCGCGCAGGATTCGCCCAAGGGCCTATCTGAGCGCCTCATGGCATGGGTGAAGGGCAATGGCTAAGTTCGAGGCCAGCCGGGCAGTCGAACGGCGCTACGGGCTAGTTTTGCGGCAAGTGGCCCGCGTCGTCGGCGCAATGGTCAATGCTCACGTCGAGGGGCCGACCCTCCGCAATCAGGCCAAGCTGCAACAGCAGCTTCAACTCTATTCGGAGTCGCTCGGGCCGTGGGCGGAGAAGGTGGCCGCCGACTTCATTCAGGCGGTGAACCGCAACAACAAAAAGGCGTGGGCGTCGCAGTCGAAAAAGCTGGCCGCCCTGCTCAAGAACGAAATGGCGAACAGTAGCGTCGGCCTCATGGCGAAGCAACTGCAAGCGCAGCAAGTGGCCCTCATCAAGTCGCTCCCCCTCGAAGCTGGCAGCCGGGCGCAAAAGCTGGCCCTTGAGGCCGCGACGGGCGGCAAGCGGGCGGATGAGGTGGCCGCCGAACTGGCCGACACCGAAGGGGTGACCGCATCCCGGGCGACGCTGATTGCCCGGACTGAGATTGCCAAGGCAAACGCAGCCATCACGCAGGCCCGTTCGGAATACGTCGGGGCGACGCATTACATTTGGCGAACGTCGGGCGACGGGGATGTTCGAGAATCGCACCGTGAGGTCGATGGCAAGATATTCGCATTCATGGCCCCGCCGACGCTATCCGACGGGATGACCGGAAACCCGGGCGAATTCCCGAATTGCCGGTGTTTCGCGGAGCCAATCATCCCGGAATAACAGATATTGCCTTCGGGCTTGACATAGTGGAGAATGTCGAATATGCAAACGACAACACCGAAACTTTCGAACATGGCACCCCTCACCGGGCGCATGGTCAATGAGGAAGACGAAATCCACAACATCGTGGATGATTACGGCCCCCTGAAAGTCGTCGGCATTGAACACACCGCCGTGCATGACGGCAAATCATTCACCTACGCGGGCGCGGCCAACGCCATCCCGGCGGGGGCTTCGGTGTATTTCCTCGGACGCACGGGCGACGTGACCGCCCACCTGTTCGAGTTTTTCATCAAGTCCGACCAAGCCCCGATGACGGTGCAGTTCTTTGAGGGCGCGACCGTGACGGCCCCGGGGACTGAGCAAACGCCGCTGAATCGCAACCGCCAACTCATGACGCCCTCGACAATGGGTGTATTCGCGGGTTCGACGGTATCGGCGGACGGCACCGAATTGATTTTGGCCCGCATCCTTGGCGACCAAAAGACCGTCACCTCGACAAACCTCGGGGGTGAGTGGTTGCTGAAAAAGAACACCGACTATGTGTTCAAAATCACGAACAACTCGAATCAAAACGCAAACATCGCCGCTGGCTTCAACTGTTTGGAGGCCGATTGATGGAACGCTACAAGGGAATCGAGATTGATACGCGCCCGACTGAGGCAATGGCCGCTGAGGCCAAAAAGGGCCTCGAATGGCGCAAGGACAATTCCGGCGGAACCGACGTGGGCGTGGCCCGCGCTCGGGACATCATGAATCGCAAGAATCTCAGCCTCGACACCGTGAAGCGCATGCACTCATTTTTCGCCCGGCACGAAGTCGATAAAAAGGCATCGGGCTTTCGCCCAGGTGGCGACGGCTTCCCAAGTGCTGGCCGCGTGGCTTGGGCGCTATGGGGTGGCGACCCCGGGCAGTCTTGGGCGCGGAACATTGTCGAACGCATGGAGGCGGCGGATAATCGCGCAAAGGACTCCGCAATGAAACGATACTACTCGACCGCACAACTGAGCGACCGAATCAGCGAGACCCCCGAGGGCTTCCTGATTTGCGAAGGCGTCCCCATTACCCGGGCGGGCGACCTGCTTTACAACCCCGGCGAAACGCCTGTCACCCCCGGACGGGGCGCGACGGTAATCAGCCGGACGGTAGAAGACATCCATGACCCCGCGACGATTGCATCGTTCGAGGGAAAGCCCGTGACCATCAATCACCCGGACGACTTCGTGACCCCGGAGAATTGGCGCGAACTGGCCGTCGGCATCGTGCAGAACGTCCGCCCCGGTGAAGGGGAAGATGACGACAAGCTGCTTGCCGACCTGCTCATCACCGACCGGGAGGCAATCGCGGCGGTTAAATCGAAAAGGCTTCGTGAAGTATCATGCGGTTACGAAGCTGAGTATGTCGAGGAAGCACCGGGCCGGGGACGGCAAGAGGGCATCATCGGCAACCATGTAGCATTGGTGACATCCGGGCGGTGCGGTTCGGAATGTGCCATTTTTGACCACGCACCACAAAAGGAGAAACATCCCATGAGTATGAAAGAGAAAATCATGGGGGTTTTCGGAAAAGCCTTGGATGAGGCCATGACCGAAGAAAACCCTCCGGCTGGTGACAAGGCTGTTGATTATGGTGCCGCACTCGACGCCATCATGAAACGTCTTGACTCCATTGAAGCCATGATGACCAAGAAAGAAGGCGATACCGAAGGCGAAATGCCCAAGGATGAGGAAGGCGAAAAGCCTGCTGATTCTGAGGGTGGCGAAGCCGAAGCCGCCGCTGCTGAGACTGACCACACGCCCGAAGAAATGACGGCGCTTGAGGCCCGTCTTGTGACCATCGAGAAGATGCTTGCCAAGCTGGCCGGTATCGAAACCGATGAGGAAAAGGCGGAGGATGAGGAAGCCGAAGCTGAGGTCGAGGTCAATGCCGATATGTGCAAAGACGCCGACACCATCGCCCGCGCTGAAATTCTCGCACCCGGCATTCGCAAGACCGCCGACGTCAAGGCCAAAGCCCTCAAGGCCGCATACGCGACCCAAGACGGCAAGACCGCCATTGACACGCTGTTGGCTGGCAAAGCTTTTGACGCCGCCGACAAAGACCTGTTGTTCGTTGGTGCATCGGAAATGCTGAAAGGCATCCGTCGCAGCAACTTGCAAACCCGCGTTTCTCTCGACTCGCTGCCCGGTATGAAAGCCGGGGAAATGACGCCTGAGAAAATCAACGAAATCAATGCCGCACGTTTCGGCAGAAAGTAAAGGAGAAAGACCATGACTAGCATTCTTTATCGTGCATCGTCTGGTGTTGCCGGTGACGTGACGCGCCCCGACGATACCGTTGTTGAATCCGGCCTGCTGAATGCAGCCAAAGCCCCGACCGCCTTTGGCGCTCCCGTCAAAATCGTATCGGGCAAGTTCGAGAAGGTGGAAGCCTCCGACGCCGCGACCGTGTTCTACGGCATCCTGTCCCGTGTTGCGCCTAGCATCGCTGGCGACCTCGTTCAAACCTATGCGGGCGGCACTCCGAACGCATCGGCTGTTCAAGGCATCGTCCGTGAGGGCTACGTCAACGTGGTTTGCACTCAAGGCACTCCCGCCCGTGGCGGCCAAGTGTTCATGCGAATCACCGCTGACACCGGCAAAGCTGTTGGCGACCTCGAAACCGCCGCTGACTCGGGCAAATGTGTCGCGCTGACCGGCGTGACTTGGGCCGTTGATGGGAAAGATTCCAGCAACGTGACTGAAATCCGCATCGCGTAAGGAGAAGCGAAAATGAAGACCAAAACCTTTGACTCTACGTTGGCGTATTTCGTCAACCAACTGGACAACCTCGACCGCAAGTTGTATGAGCCTCTCTACAACGTGACTTGGGGCCGTGACATCAACCTCCGCACCGGCATCACGATGGCGAACGAATCGACCTCGTTCATTCGCTCGAACATCGGCGGTATCGGCACTCAACGCGCCCAAGGCAAGCCTTGGATTAGCCCCAACACGACTACGCTTCCCGGCGTGAGCGTGAACGGTGAGCGCATCGTGTTGCCCCTCCGCTTGCTCGGTCAAGAAATCAGCTACACCTCGGTGGAACTCGAACGCAGCCAGTTGGTAGGCCAGCCTATCGACGCGCAGAAGTTCGACGCCATGAACATCATGTATCAGATGAACACCGACGAAATGGTGTATGTCGGTGACACCGATGTTGGCGCGACCGGCCTTGTGAACTCTAGCCTTGTGACCTCCGCTGCTGTTGCAAACGGCACCGCTGGCACTCCGGCTTGGGCTACCAAGACCCCGGACGAAATCCTCAAGGACGTGAACGATATGGTCACGGCTGCTTGGCAGGCTTCCGGCTTTGCCGCATGCCCTGACAAGGTTCTGTTGCCTCCGGCTCAGTTTGCCTACATTTCCAGCCAAAAGGTTTCGACCGCTGGCAACGTGAGCATCCTGCAATTCTTGGAAGACAACAGCATCAGCCTCCGCGTCAATGGCCGCAAGCTGGACATTCAGCCCGTCAAATGGCTGACTGGCCGTGGCGCTGCCGGTGCTGACCGCATGGTGGCTTACACCAATCAGGAAGACAAGGTTCGCTTCCCGATGGTGCCTGTCCGTCGTGAAACTCCCTACTACCTCGGCATCAAGTTCAATGCGCCCTACATTTGGGCCTTTGGCGAAGTCGAGTTCATCTACCCTGAGACTGTCGTTTACCGCGACGGTATCTAAGGGCAAAGGCGGGAGGCCCCCCGGGGCCTCCCTGCTCAACTGAGAAGGAGAGAACCATGCAAGTGCAAATCAACAAACCCGTGACTCTAGGTGCAAATACCTACGGCAAGGGCCAGCACACCCTCCCGGCGGAAGACGCCAAGGGTTGGTTTTTCGACGCGCTGGTGCAGGAAGGCTCGATTGTCGTCCTACGCGCTGAGGAAAAGCCCGCGCAAGTGACCGTGGAGGCCCAAGGCGAGGCCAAGGCGGGGCGCAAATCCAAAAAGAATACCGACGCACCGGCTGAGACTGCCGACGCGACTGAGGGCGAATAATGGACTCGGTTCAGTTCCGCAAAGACTTCCCTGAGTTCGCGGATACTGCCCGTTTCCCGAACCAGCAAATCGACTTTTGGGGCGGGATGGGCGAAAAGCTCATTTCCCAAACTCGATTCGGGACGCTCTACACCGAAGCGGTGGAACTGTTCACGGCCCACAACATCGTGTTGTCGGCCCAATCCCGTGCGGCGGCAGCGACCGGCGGCATGCCCGGCGGTAACGCTGGCCCTGTTTCCAGCAAGGCCGTCGGCTCGGTGAATGTGTCCTATGACACGGCAGGCTCGATGGAGCCAAACGCAGGCCATTGGAATCAGACGACCTACGGGCGTCAATACATCCACTTGGTTCGCATGATTGGGCAGGGGTGCTATCAGCTATGAAAACCTCGATTCGCGTCACCCGGGACGAAGTGAAGAACGTCATTACCAACATCGAAGCGATGACTGGTAAGCGCGTTCTCATTGGCATTCCCGACGCGAATGCAGGGCGCAAGGACGGCCCCATGACCAACGCCGCCCTTGGCTACATCCATGAGAACGGCAGCCCGGCCCGGAACATCCCGGCCCGCCCGTTCCTGATTCCCGGCGTCGAGGAAGCGGCACCGAAGGCCATCGAGGCCATGAAAAAGTTTGCAGCGCAGGGACTCACCGACCCCGCCGCCGTCGATAAGGGTTTGAACGCAGCTGGCTTGATTGCTCAGGCTGCCGTGAAGAACCGGATTCGCAATGGCGTCGGGTTCGCCCCGCTGTCCGAAAAGACGCTGGCCCAACGCAAGGCTCAGGGCAAGTCGGGGACGAAACCCCTGATTCGCACCGGCCAACTGTTGAACAGCATTACCTACGTCGTGAAGGAGTAAGGCATGGCCCTCATCGACGTATCCGACCTGTTGCGCGACCCGGACTTCACCAACGTGGTGACGCTGATTCGTCGCGCCGTGGCCGTGAATGGTCATGGCGAAAACGTCATGACCGAAACCCCGTGCTACATCACCGCCGTGGTGCAGGGCGACAACACCGAAACGCTCGACAAGCTGCCGGAAGGCGCTCGACTGTCGGATGTCATCACGGTGTTCTACCGTGGCACCTTGACCGCCGAACGGCCGGGCGGCTACGCCGACATCATCGTTTGGCAGGGCAAACGCTTCCAAGTGAAGGAAGTGGCGGAAGACTTTTTGAACTACGGCGCTGGTTTTACCAAGGCCCTTTGTGTATTGGAGGCCGTGAGTGTCTAACACCTCAGCAACCGGCGGATACCTCCGGCAGACAAGCGGCCCGGTCGATAACCTCGACTTCCGGCGCTTCATCGGCACGGTGCTTGTGGGCATTTCCGGCTTCGCGCCCGAACTGGTGCGCCCGGCATGGCAGCAAAACCCGGCTCCGATTCCCGGCATCGACACCGATTGGATGGCCTTCGGGCAAACGTCCCGTCGCATCGACTATGACGCATATCAAGAGGAAAAAACCGACGGCACCCTCACGACGCAAACGCGGAATGAGGAAGTCGATTTTGTCCTGACCTTCTACGGGCCTAATTGCCTTGGGCGGGCGTCCGAACTCCGCGACGCGGCGGACATCACCCAAAACCAAGAGGCCCTCTATCTCGCGGGAATGGCGATTGTCGATTTCACCGACATCACCCACGCCCCGGAACTTGTCAATGAACGGTGGTTCGACCGCTGTGATATGACTATGACCATTCGCAGAGAAATCAGGCGAGAATACCGTATCTTGAATTTCGTGGCCGCCAATGGCGTGATTCACGCGAATCGAGACATCACCACGTTGTCCCGTGAATGGGCGACCTAACTTAAGGAGAAACTGACATGACTCAAGGCTTGAATGTTGGGCGGCTCGTAAGCGTGACCGTCAATCTGGCCCCCCTCGCGGCAGCGCGTCGGGGCTTTGGAACTCTGCTTGTAGCAGGCGACTCGAACGTAATTGACGGCAGCGAACGCTTCCGCACCTACGTCGATTTGGAATCGGTGGCTGGTGACTTCGGCACCTCCGCCCCGGAGTATGAGGCCGCAAGCCTGTATTTCGGCCAATCGCCCCGCCCTCAGCAACTCATGATTGGCCGCTGGATTCGCACCGCGACCGCTGCCCTGCTGAAAGGTGGCATCCTCACGACCGCCGAACAGGCGCTTGCAAATTGGACGGCCATCACCTCCGGCTCGTTCAAAGTGACCATCGACGGCACCGAAAAGACCGTCACCGGCCTGAACTTCTCAGCCGTCACCAACCTGAATGGCGTAGCTTCGGCTATTAACGCTGAATTGACTGGTGGCACCGTGGCTTGGGACGGCTCCCGCTTCACCGTGACGTCGGCAACGACCGGCACCGCGTCGAGTGTTGGCTACGCCTCCGCCGCCGCGACCGGCACCGACATTTCGGGCTTGTTGAAGCTGACCGCCTCGACCGCGCTGGCCCCGGTTCCCGGCTACGCTGCCGAAACCCCGGTGGAAGCCGCCGCCATCTTCGCCAATCAGTCGGGCATGTGGTATGGCCTGTCGTTCGCAGCATCGACAATGCCAACCGACGACCAACTGATTGCCGTGGGTGAGTTCATCGAAGGCGCATCCATCACCCGCATCTTCGGCGTGACGGAAACAGACACCCGCGTGTTGGACGCCGCTTACACCGACGACTTGGCGACTCGATTCAAGGCGCTGAATTACAAGCGCACTTGTGTGCAGTATTCGCCCAACAAGTTCGCAATCTGCTCCCTCATGGGCCGCGCCTTCTCGGTGAACTTCGCCGCGAATCGCTCGACCATCACGCTCATGTATAAGCAAGAGCCGGGCGTCGTTGCGGAACTGCTGTCCGAGACTCAGGCGCAAACGCTCAAGTTCAAACGCTGCAACGTCTTCGTGCGCTATCAGAACGACACCGCCATCATTCAGTATGGCGTCATGTCGGGCCAAGCCTACTTCGACGAAATCCACGGCCTCGACTGGTTCGCGGACGCGCTGCAAAACGCCGAATACAACCTGCTCTATCAGAGCAAGACTAAGATTCCTCAAACCGACGCGGGCCAAAACCAACTGGTCACCGTGGCCGCCAATGTTTGCCAAGAGGCAATCAACAACGGCCTCGTCGCTCCGGGTCAATGGAATGCGGACGGGTTCGGCCAGCTTGAACGCGGCGACTTCCTGACCGAAGGCTTCTACATCTACACCCCGCCGATGGCGTCGCAAGACCAATCCATCCGCGAACAACGTATCGCTCCCCCGATTCAGATTGCCCTCAAGCTGGCTGGTGCAATCCATGAAATCGACTGCATCGTTGACGTCAACCGCTAATCCAAGGAGAACACGATGAGCACTTACTCTTTCCAAGACGTGACCGCCGCCATTGTCGGCGTCGGTGGCGCAATCAACCTAGCAAGCGGTGCGGCTGTCGCTGAGGAAGGCATCACCATCGAGGCCCCCGAAGACAAGAGCATCATGACCATTGGCGCGGACGGTTCCGGCATGCACTCGCTGGTTGCCAACGAATCCGCGAACGTGACCATCCGCCTGCTCAAGACTTCGCCGGTCAATGCCCAACTGCAGCTCATGTATAACCTGCAAACCAAGTCGTCCCTGACTCACGGCAAGAACGTGATTACGGTGCGCGACGTGGTGCGCGGTGACGCGATTGTGCTGACCAATGCGGCGTTCAAGAAGCGCCCGACCGTGACGTATTCGAAAGAAGGCGGCATGATGGAATGGACATTCGACGCAACCAAGACGACTCAGATTTTGGGCGTCGGCACACCGGAGATTTAACCTATGGAATTTGAACTCAATGGGCAGACCTACCGGACGGGCAAGATTGACGCTCGTTCGCAATTCCACATCGTCCGCAGGCTTGCCCCCGTGCTTGGTGAAATCGCTCCCGCCGCTGCCGGTGGAAAAATGGGGGGCCTCGACGCCCTCCCTCCGCTGGCAAACGCGATTGCAAAACTCTCAGACGCGGACGCCGACTACTGCCTGTTCGGGCTGTTGGCCGTCGTGAGCCGGAAGCAGCCCCAAGGGACGGGTTGGGGGCCGGTAAGCACGGGCAACACGCTCATGTATGCCGACATTGACATGGTGGGCATGCTGCAACTGGCGTGGAAGGCGCTTGAGTTCAATATGTCGGGTTTTTTCGCCGCACTCCCCTCGGATTTGAAAGAAGCGGCCCAGAAAGTAAGCGTCCCGTCCAATGGGTGACGCTTCCCGACGGGGAGGATTGGTTATTGAGGCCCGTTCTACGGGGGCTTTGCAAGTATGAAAGTTTGATTGACGGAACTCTCGGCCTTGCGGATATAGCCCTCATGAACGACGCCTTAGACGTGCAAGAGGAAAACGAAATGAGATACCGCGAGGCCAACAAATGAGTGGGGCAGTAATCAAGGAGTTCCTTGTCGGCCTTGGCTTTAAGGTCGATGAAGCGGGACTCAAAAAATTCGATGAGGGCATCAAGTCCGCATCCGTAAAAGTGGCCGCCTTCGGTGCCGCATCCGTGGCCGCCGCAGGGGCCATCGTTGCTTTTGTCGGCTCGGTGGCGAACCGGCTCGACGCCATCGGTGACGCCGCCGACCGAATCGGCACGACCGCCGAAGAACTCATGCGACTGCAATACGTCGCAACCCTGTCCGGTTCCAGCGCGGAGGCTGCCGCTTCTGCAATGGAAAACCTCGGGCGCATCGCGGGCGAAGCGTCGCAGGGCATCGGGCGCGGGGCCAAGGTATTTGCCGACCTCGGACTGAGCGCCAAGGACGCATCCGGCAACCTCAAGCCGACCTCGCAACTACTCGCTGAGGTGGGCGACAAAATCAAAGACCTGTCGCGCCAAGAGCAGGTGGCCGTTCTGAGCAAACTCGGAATCGACCCCTCGATGATTGGCGCTATCACCGGGGGCATGCAAGAACTGGCCGGTGAGTTCGACGCGCTTTACAAGGCCGCCGGGGTTGATTTGAACCAAGCGGCTGAGGCCAGCGGCGCATTCAATGACGCCCTCGACCGCCTGAGCATGACCTTTGACGCGGTGAAGACGGCCGTTGCCATCAAATTCATGCCTCAGATTGCTCGGGGCATCGACACCGTGCGGCAATTCCTTGTGCAAAACCTCCCGAAAATCATCGGGGCGGTGCAGCCTATTTTCTCGCTCATCCTCCGAATCGCGGAAGCCTTCATCACGCTGGCCGCCCGTATCGGCTCGGGGATTGCAACCATCCTCGGGTGGTTCGTGAAGATGAACGACGCGACCAACGGGTGGGCGGGCTACTTGCTGGCCGCCGCCGCCGCGTGGAAGTTCTTGAACCTATCGTTCCTCAAAACGCCCCTCGGGATGTTGCTTTCGCTGGCCGCCGTGGTGGCCCTGCTGATTGACGACTTCCTGACATTCAAGGAGGGCGGGGACTCGCTGATTGATTGGGGCAGCGGCTTTGGCATCGTCATGCAAGGACTGACCGCCATCTTGGCCGGACTGCTTGCCGGGCTGGTGGCCGTGAAGGCCGCCATATTCGCAAAGGCCGCCGCCATCGCGTTCGCTCAGGGCGCAATGGCCGCATGGACGGCAGCCGTGGGCGTGTTCAACACGGTCATGGGCGTCGCAAAGGTTGTTATGGCCGCGTTTAATGCCGTCATGCTGGCAAACCCTATTGGGTTGGTCATCGCAGCCGTGGCGGCCTTGATTGCCGTCGGCTACCTACTGATTACCAACTGGGAATCTGTGAAAGAGTGGTTTGTCGGATTGTGGGACTGGTTCTCTGACAAGTTCCCGAACATCGCTGGCTTCATCACCAATACGTTTTCTGTCGCCAAAGACGCCGTGCTGTCCATCTTCCAAGGCGTCAAAGACTGGTTCTCTGACAAGTTCCCG